TCACGCCCCCTTCGACGCTATGAACGCTTCGATTTCGGAAGCCCGCCAGCGCTTGCACCGCTTGCTGAGGCGGATCGCAGCCGGCAGCTCGTTCCTTTTTTCCATCTCCCATAGCGTGGTCCGCCCGACGCTGAGGCGGGTCATCACTTCGTCGGTGGAGAGAAGCATTTCGGGAGCCTTGATCGGATCAGGCATCATCGCTCTCTCCCCTTGGTGCCAGTCTCGACCGGCTCGAACGGGCCGTGCGGGTGAGGGTGGCGCGCCGATCCGAGCAACTCGCTGACCGACAGCACGAACGGGATTGCCTGAGGACGTCGGGCCAGCACGTAACCCTCGACCGGCTCGCACATCACTCGGATCGGGCCGCCGGGCGACATCCAGCGTTTAGGGATCGGCGCTCCAGGCGAAATGGCAAATGACTTGCTCATGGCCGCTTCCGCTCGATCGGGAAGCCGTCGGGGCTGACGCGATGGAAGATGCCCCAGCAGGCTTCGTCGAACTGCTCGGCTGTCACGACGAGATCGACCGGCGCAAGCTCGTCATCGGATAAAGCAATGACGTCGCCGAGCGCGGCGGCCCACATGATGCGGAAGGTGCCGGTCACTGGATCGCGGAAGGCGTAGAAGCCGTCGTCCGCGAACTTCTCCGAACCGGTCAGAGCGGCGCGCGGGAGGGTGAGGGCGCCCATCACGAGGCCTCCCCATCGCGCGCAAGAATGAACTCGGCAGCTTCCCGCAGCCGCACTGTTCCGAATGCGGAGCGGATCGCCTGAGCGCGGGTCAGAAAGGCCGACGGAGTGTTGTCGAGGATGGGCGTCGCTTCGTAGAGGCCCCGCTTCCCATCACTCTGCCAGATTGAGAAACGGCAACCGAGTGTTTCCAACCCGACGACGTAATCCTCCGCAGTGAGGTCGGCGGTCGGTTCGGGCGCTCGATCTGGCGCGACATACGCAACGACCTCGCCACCTTTCACGATCGGCACGAAACCCAGGTATTCGGCCGAACTGCGAATACGCCCTGCCTCGTCGGGATTGGCGTCAAGGAAGTTCGCCATCACGCCGGCCTCGCATCGAAAAAGGCGAGGGCAGAGCGCACGAGGGCTTCGTCGAAATCATAAAGGTTCTGTTCTGCGAGCACGACGCGTAGCACCATCGCTACGCCCGCCAAGCTTGTGCAGGCGGGCATCTTATGCGGCTCGGCGTTGATCTCTTCGAAGAAGGGGCCCCACGTCTGATCACGCAGGGCGTTCAGATCCTCGTCACTGATGCCCGTGGGAGTGTTGTTGAACGCCTCCATTTGCGCCCGATAGGTCGTCAGCAGATCGAGCGCGGGATCAGTCCGTTCGGCGGCAGGGGCCTCGACTGGTGCGCAGCCCGGCGCTGCAGCTACGACGGCGGCACAGAAGCCGAGCGCCATCCCGGCGCCCGTGCTGGAAAGGAGGGCTCGCCGGTTCATTGGGCGATCTCCCCACTGGAACGATCGCAGATGCCGCTGTTCCAGAACTGCAGCCAGAGATCATCCAGCATGTGAGCAGCTTCGAAGATGTCGGCAGCAAGCGTCGTCATGCCATCGGCGACTTCCTCCTTGAACTCCGAAGTCCCGCCTTCAAGGTAGGTCTCCGCAAGGAAGCGTTGCAGCTTCGCTAGGCGATGGATGCGGGAGATCGTCGGCTCGAGGTTGCTAAATGCGCCTTTGGCGTCGACGAATGGGGGGAAGGGAGCGCGGTTCATTATGCGGTCTCCCGCCGGGAAGCGTCGAAAGCGCGCTCCCATGCTTCGAACACCGTGCTTCCGGCCCTCTGCGAGCGGTAGGCGATGAACGTCAACATCTCCGCATGCTCGTGCTGAAGTACCGTCGAGCCGTCTGGCCCGTTCGAAACGATCAGCTCTTCAACGAGGAAGCCAAGGACCATTCCATAGATCCGGGCATCGTGTGCGACTGGCTCCATATCGAAGATTTCGCCGAAGGCCGTTCGTTTCTCCGCTTGATCGGGAATTGCGGACGCGGGGGTAGCGGTGGTATGTCTGCGACCGTTCATCTCGGTCTCCTGTGAAGGGGTGGTTGGGGTTGGGCCGCGGCTCGGAGGGATTGCCGTCCCTGCCGAGCCACTTTCTTTCCTGCGCCGAGGCGGGGAGAGATTTGGCGCTATTCCGCGCTCGCCGGCTGGTGGCCGACGTCAGGCGTTTCGATACGAGCGGATGGCGTTCTGGAGCCGGCGGCGGGCGTTGTACTCAACGCGCTTCGCCTTCTGGGCATCCTGATATTCGACGGTCGTGGCGGTCATCATGGCGGCCCACTCGGGGCTGTCGCGTTCGACCTTTTCCAGACGGTTCACGGCCTTGTGGTAAACGTAGGCCGACTTCAGTTCCTCGTCGTGCGCCTTGCGCTGACGGGTGGCGTCGTCGAGTTCGATCGAGCGCCTAGCGATGTCGAGCAGGCCGGTGAGCTGCGCGAGCGACGATGCGGGCGCGAGGCTGACGGGCTGGGGGTGTTCGGTAGAAGCGGGCATATGGCCTCCATCGGGTGACGGATGTCATATAGCCACAACGGCTAAGTCTGTGTCAACATGGTTAAGCTAATTTGGCTAAGTCGTCAGACCTTAGGCTCCACGTCGCTTAGCTGTTCGGCAGGGAAGGCGAACCTGACTTCGCCCAGAACCCAAAGGTCGTGAACGTTGAGACCGTGGATCATTCGCCCGTTGACGGGCTGAATATCCGCACCTTTCTCCGTCGAAATGTCCACTAGGAAGCCGGCGCGAGCTTCGTCGGAGGACGTCCAGACTACGACTAGCCGTCCCCTGTACGCCCACGCATCCTCCTGCACGACTGGAACGAAATACAGCTTGTCTTGGTCGTGGAAGAATGGCCAGCAGCCGTCGCCCTCAACGATCACCCACTCGCCAATGTCATCGCCAAATGGACGGTCGTGAATATCGATGTCAAATTCGTCGAAATCGTTGTTCTCGTCCCGGAAGTCATCAAACCGGCCGTTGGCCTGGAGCGCGCCAACAATAGTGATGACCCGTGTGTTTGGGCGGGTTGACAGCAGATCAAGAGCATCAACGCCTAGCGCGTCGGCGATAGCGCCCATGTAGCCGACGTGGAGCTGGATCTTGCCACGCTCCAGCTTCGACAGGGTGATCGTATGGATACCCAGCTTATCCGCGAGTTGGGTCTGCGTCAGGCCCTTGGCCTTCCGAAGCTCCGCTATCCGATTGCTGTGCTCTCTCGCCATTTAGCCGTTCTCGCTTACCGTTGCTCGCATGTATATGGCTAATTCGGCTAAGTCGCTCTTGAAATCACTAAGCCGATACGGCTATCTGATCGTACGGTTAACGATCGATGGCGACTATGACACCAAGGCAGTGGCGGACAGCTATCAAGCTCACCCTGGAAGAGGCGGCCGCGGCTGTCGGCATTTCCGGCAAGAACCCGGCCAGGACTTGGCAGCGGTGGGAGGTGGGCGAACGTGCTCCGCCCGCGACTGTCGTGGCTCGGGTTGAGAAGCTTAGCGACAGTCGCGTCAAGGCGTCGGACTGGCCGTCGATCGTAGATGGTCGGAGGCGCGCCGCGTGATTACCATTCAGCTTCAGAACGTCCAGTGCGCCGAGGTGACGACCGGCCAGGCCGGAGCTTTCGTCACGCTGCGCTTCGGCAACAATGATCGCGTCGTCTACCACGCGCGATCGGCCACCGACGCCCGCGCCCTGGCCGCCATCTTCAACGGCGCGCTTCAGCAGGACGCTTCGCACGCACATACGGGTGCGCCCGCACGCGAGGGGGCGCCGGAATGAACGGCTCATACGAAATCGATATTTCTCTCGTCGAGCGCGGCACGCGTTTGCGGGACGAGGACGAGGCCCAAGTCTCTACGCTGATGAACAGCATCGGGGCGGTGGGTTTGCTCCATCCGATTACGGTCTACCAGCGCCCCGTCATTCGAGGATCCAACACCGTGTCAGGGTTTGGCCTTGTCGCGGGGCTCCACAGGCTCAGCGCCTGCCGGGCTCTTGAGTGGATCACGATCCCGGCGATCGTCGTCACCTTGGGCGAGCTGGAGCGGCAGATCGCCGAGTGCGACGAGAACCTTTGCGGCCCTCGTCTCAGCCCGTCCGACCAAGCACTGTTCACGCGGCGGAGGAAGGAAGCATACGAAGCGCTCCATCCCGAGACGCGGCACGGAGAAAACCAGCACACGAGCAGTCGCCAAGTTGGCAACTCCTCAAGTGAACGCTTCACAGCGGATACCGCTGCCGCAACCGGACGCTCCGAGAGAGCTGTTCAACGCGATGCGGAACGTGGGCAGAAGGTGTCTCAGGACGCTCTCGACATCATCCGCCACACGAAGCTGGACACCGGGTCATATCTCGACAAGCTGAAGAAGCTCCCGGCCGAAGAACAGGTTCGATCCGCCAAACGCGACCTCGTCATCAGCGAGAAGGCTGATCGTGCCGAGGATCGAGCAAAATCCGTCGGCGCGCGACCGCCCGCCGCCGAACCCGAACCCGTAGACCAGTTTGCCGCGTGGGTGGATCTGACGGAGCAGACGGCCGAGTTGACCGCCGACGCGATCTTCGCTGCCTGCCCAGTGCGGTCACGTCCGACGCTGTCTCAGCGGTGCGAGGCGGTGCGCGCCATCATCGACCGCCTAGACGAGTTGATCGAGAAACCGCCAGCACGTGGAGGCGCCGCATGAGCGGGTCGGCGATACGCTGGGCGCGAGCACAGAAGATTGAAAGCGCGTCCTTGAAAAGCCTGCTGCGCGCTATCGCTGACCGGTGCAATCCGGCGGGCGTAACGACGGCGTCTCAAGCGACGCTTGCGGCCGACATGTCGATCTCGGAGCGTCAGGTACGGAAGACGCTCGCTGTTGCCGAGCGGATGGGCCTGATCTCCCGAACGAAACGCAGCGCTGGGGCGCGCGGGCGGACAAGCGACGCCATCGCCCTGACGGTCTCGCGGGACTTCAATCTCGCAGCTTCCGACGTCGCCGCAGCCGCCGAAAAGGGGGTTCGTAACCGGAAGCTTTCGAAGCTCGCAACCGGAACCCTACTACCGGTAGCGTCGAAATCGCAACCGGAACCGGGGTTCCGGGGAATAGAGTATATATCTACTACGGGCAGCGCCGAGCCGAAAACTCAGCAGTCGTTCCAAGGGGTGAGAGCTGCGGATCGTCGAGCCCAATCGGCTGACGTTGCCGCCCCGGTCGACGGTGTTGCGATGCCGCCCGAAACCTCACCCCATGGAACGATTTCTTCGCGACGCTGGACGGGTAGCATCTACGCGAGGCACCGGGCACTGACCGCACGCACGACGCGGGGGACGGTCCATTGATCGGCGACCTGTGGCCTCACCAGAAGCGCGGCCTCGAGGTTCTGCGCGCATCCCTCATGGCTGGCTGCCGTCGACCGATGGTCCAGGCGGCGACCGGCGCCGGCAAGACGCTGTTCGCCACGAAGATCATCGAAATGGCGCTCGCGAAGGGCAAGCGGGTTGCGTTCGTCGTCCCGTTCCTCTCGCTGATCGGCCAGACCGTCCGCGTCTTGCGGGCGCAAGGCATCGACGCAGTCGGCGTGATGCAGGGTATCCACGAACTGACGGATGCGACGCAGCCGGTCCAGGTGTGCTCGATCCAGACCCTGAGCCGCCGGGCGCTGCCGAAAGTGGACCTCGTCATCGTCGACGAGGCGCACGTGATGTACCAGTTCCTGCGGACGTGGATGGCTATGCCGGAATGGTCTCGCGTCCCGTTCGTCGGCCTGTCGGCGACGCCATGGGCGAAGGGCCTAGGCAAGCACTACGACGACCTCATCGTGATGGCGACCGCGGCCGAGCTGATCGAGGCGAAGCGATTGTCCCCCTATCGGGTCTTCGCACCGTCGCACCCCGACTTGTCGAAGGTCCGCACGACGGCCGGCGACTACAACGAGGGCGACCTATCCGAGGTGATGTCGCAGCCGACGCTGGTTGGCGACGTCGTCTCGACATGGCTGCGCCAAGCGGAAGAGCGCCCGACGCTCGTCTTCGCCGTCGATCGAGCGCATGCCCGGCGACTGGCCGACGAGTTCGAAGCCGCTGGCGTGCCGTCCGAGTACGTTGACGCCAACACCCCGATCGAGGAGCGCGACGCGATCGGCGAGCGCCTTGCCGATGGCCGGATCAAGGTTGTGGTGAACATCGGCACGTTGACCACTGGCGTCGATTGGGACGTCCGCTGTATCGTCCTGGCACGGCCGACGAAGTCCGAGATGCTGTTCGTCCAGATCATCGGACGGGGCTTGCGGTTGGCGGATGGCAAGACCGACTGCCTCGTGCTCGACCACAGCGACACGACGCTGCGCCTCGGCTTCCCGTCCGAGATCCACTACGACAGGCTGGACGACGGCAAGCCCAAGACCTCGACGCAGGCGAAGCGCGAGAAGTCGACGCCGCTCCCGAAGGAATGCCCGAGCTGCACACGGCTCAAGCCGGCTGGGGTGCGCGAGTGCCCAAGCTGCGGGTTCGCCCCGGAGAAGCAATCCGGGATCGAGTGCTTCGACGGCGATCTCGTTCCGCTGAAAGGGTCAAAGGAGAAGAAGCGGCGGGAGCCGACGCCGCATTCGCCGCAGGAGGTCTACGGCATGCTGCTGTGGCACGCGAACGAGCGCGGCTACAAGCCAGGCTACGCCATCGCCAAGTTCGTCGATCGGTACGGATCGTACCCCGACAAGATGGGGGTAAAGCGCCAGCCGATGGAGCCGGACGCGGCCTTCCTCGGCTGGATACGATCCATGCAGATCCGGTACGCGAAGGGGATGGAAAAGAAGCGCCGGGAGGACCCGACCCTTGCGCTTTGAGCCCCTGAAGGAACGCTGCAAGGGTCGTTGGCAGAGCATCCTGCCAGCGGTCGGCATCGCGTCGAAGTTCCTCCGCAACACCCACGGCCCATGCCCTATGTGCGGGGGGAAGGATCGCTTCCGATTTGATGACAAGGGCGGTTACGGCACATGGTTTTGCGGCCAGTGCGATCCGCAGTCCGGCGACGGCATCGAGATCGTGAAGAAGTTTCTCGGCCTCGACTTCAAGGCCGCGGCCGCCCGCATCGAGCCGTTGATCGGAACCGCGGTCGTCATTGAGAAAGTCGGGGGGCTGACGGACAAGCGCGCCGCCGAGCTGTCATCGCGGCTCTGGCGCCGGGCGAAACCGATCACAGCCATCGACCCTGCCGGGATCTATCTGTCCGAGCGATGCGGGCTGATGTCGTTTCCCGAATGCCTGCGGTACGTGCCGGATGAGCGGTACACGGAGGACAAGGGCAAGCGGCCGACCTACCACCACTGCATGGTCGCGCGGATGATCGCCCACGACGACAGCAAGGCGAAGCTGCATCGCACGTATCTTACACATGACGGCCTCAAGGCGCCGCTCGCGCGGCCTCGGGTCATGATGCCCGGCGAGACGCCTGTTGGGTCGGCGGTTCGCCTGATGCCCTGCGACGACATCGTGGGCATCGCTGAGGGGATAGAGACGGCGCTCTCGGCGTCCCGGCTTCACGACGGCATTCCGGTCTGGGCGGCTCTGACCGCTCATCTGCTGGAGAACTGGATACCGCCGGCAAGCGTCCAACACGTGATGATCTTCGGCGACAACGACGCCAGCAACACGGGGCAGGCTGCGGCCTTCGGGCTGGCAAAGCGCCTGACCGCGAAGGGCGTCGTCGCCGACGTCTGCCTGCCGCCCTTTCAGGGGCACGACTGGAACGACGAATGGGTGAAGAAGGGGCGACCATGAAGGCGACGAACGACAACGTGGGCGGCTTGGCGATGGCATTGGTCAAGCTTCGCCTCGTCACGAACGATAGTGTGTGCGACGCGATGGAAGCAGTTGACCACCTGACGGATGCCGAACTCGACGAACTGGAGCGTCGGTGCAGCTACGTCGGCGTCGACATGGACCTCACCTACGAGGCCATTCGTTGCGAGCGACTAATCCGAAAAGATCGTCCTGACCTGGGTGGAGACGTCGCGTAATGGCTAAGCCATCGAAGCCGAAGAAGAACCCCAACGGCGAGAAGCCCGGCCCGGATGGCACGGTCTACCAGCCGCGCCGCGTCCGCACGGGGACGCAGGCCATCATGACTACGAAGGTGCGCTGCCGCCCGGGCACGTTCGAATGGCGATACGGCCGCCTGGGCAACGCCCTTTACCACGCTGGGTCATCGTTCGCCCGTCTCTGGGAGAAGGCTGGCATCGCCTCGGCGGGCTCGTCTGCGATCGGCGTAGGTGGAGGTGAGGGGGCCTGGCGCGGGATGCCCGACGGACGTGTGGTTGCCCTCGACGAGGTGCAGAAGATCAGCGCCGAGCTGGGCGGCCCAATCATGCGGCGGCTGGTGTCCTACTGCGTAGAAGGGCGCACGCCGCGCGAGATCGCGGCCACGTATCGGCAGCAGGCGGACGAGCGGCAGATGGGGTTCGTGTTGCAGCAGGATCTGACCGACCTTGCACGCGCAATGAAATTTGCCGCTTAGGACTAGATACCTGCCGTTAGGACCGTTGACCTTTCGTGACGGATGCTCTAGGTGTTTCTTCAGGTGTCGCACTGCGACTGAAGGGCTCGCTTCGGCGGGCCTTTCACGTTTCTGACTGGCGAAATCGCCAGTGACAGCATCAGGACGGCGGGGCTTCGATCCCTCGCCAGGGCGCCACGTCAGGACGGTGGAACGCCATAGACGATACGATGAATGTCAGGGTAGACGCCGTCCGCCAAGAGGGTGGCATCTCGAGCGACCGCAGCTTCCTTCTCGGATACCCGCTCGATCGCAAGGATATGGATTGTCCGCAGCGGTGTCCTGCCGCCCTCGATGTCCTGGATGCCGCGCAACTTCATCCCGAGGATGTGGGCCAACTCGCCCTGCGTCAGGTTGAGCTTCTTCCGAAGGCTGATGAACTCTTGCAGCGTCATTGATCGGTAACCCTTCGCGATCTATGTTGGGTGCTGCAACCGGGGGACCCGAAGGCCCCCCGGCCGCTTCTTACCTCAGAGCGATGATGAGGGCCGCGAAACCGATCATCACGCTCAGGGCTTGAAGGATTAGGCTGGCTGTCTCGTAGGACATTGCCTTCTCCTTTGCAGTCAGGCGGAATTGCCTGACCCGTTCTTTATGCACGAATTTCGTGTATGATGCAATGGGTAATGCACGAAATTCGAATATTCTTCGGCCCCGTCTGGCTTCGGCTTGGCGGGGTTTTCGTTGCGCTCTTCGAGGGCTGGCAGCCGATATGGCGCATCACGACCCACATGACGGACGTCTGCGCGGAAGGCGAGGCGTCAAGCAGCGTGCCAGGCGCCTAGCAGCTGAGCCCTTATGTCGTGATTGCGTGGCGCTCGGGCTCGTCGTGCCTGCCGCAGTGCCCGACCACATCGTCCCCCTGGCTCAAGGCGGGAAGGACGAGGACGACAACATCCGGTGCCTGTGCGCCGAGCATCACTTGAAGCGGACGGCCGAGCAGTTCGGTCTTCGGTATCGAGCCCCGGTCGGCGCAGACGGTTGGCCCCTCTGAGACCTCGTCATGTCGAGGTGTGATAAATCGGTCACAAAAGGGGGGGTAGGTCGAAAGTCGAGGCCCCTGGGGGCGGACACCGCTTGGGGTACTAACAACTCGCAAAGCCAGATTGATGTTTGAGGCCTGATCAACATGGCGACCCGAGGCGCGAAGCCGAAACCCGAGCACCTGCGCCTCGTCGACGGCACCCATCGCAACACCCGTCATGGCGCTGCTGCGAAGGCTCGGGAGGCGGTTGAAGGCGCTGTCGAAGCCTTCGGGGTGCTGACGAAGCCGAAGCAGATGCGCGGCCATGCGGCCGATGCCTGGAAACGATACATCGCCCCGGCCGGCTGGCTGGACGCGTCGCGAGAGCCTGCTGCAATCGCCTTCTGCGAGCTGTGGGACGAGTTTCGATCGGCGCCGCTCAAGTTCCCGGCTGCCAAGCACGGTCAGCTGCGCGCCTACATGAGCGAGCTGGGCCTCACCGACGAGCGGAACCGGGTCGAGAAGGAAGACAAGCCCGGTGACGAGTTCTTCGACGACTGACCGTGCGACGGCCTACGCCGAGCGCGTCGTTTCCGGCGACCTCGTTGCGGGGCCGCATGTGCGCAATGCCTGCCGGCGACACCTGGACGACCTTAAGCGAGACGACCTTGTGTTCGATCCGGAGAGTGCCGCCCGCGCGCTGCGGTTCTTCGAGACGAAGCTGAAGCTGAGCGAGGGCCAGTTCGAGAACCGGCCGTTCGCATCCCAGCCGCCGCAGGACTTCATCATCGGGTCGCTGTTCGGCTGGCGACGGCTGGACGGGACGCGTCGTTTTCGACGGGCGTACATCGAACAGGGGAAGGGCAACGGCAAGTCCCCGCTCGCGGGTGGGATCGGCCTCTACGGTCTGATGGCCGACGGCGAGGCGGGCGCGGAAATCTACTCGGCCGGCGCGACAAAGGAGCAGGCTGGCATCCTCTTCCGCGACGCGGTGAAGATGGTCGGTAAGTCGCCGGATCTGGAGAAGCGCCTCAAGACGAGCGGCGGGCCCGGCCGAGAGTTCAACCTCGCATATCTCCGGAACGGATCGTTCTTTCGGCCCGTGTCGCGCGAGACGAAGAAGACCGGCTCGGGACCGCGCCCTCATTTCGCGCTGGTGGACGAGTTGCATGAGCATGCCGATGCCGGGATCATCGAGATCCTGGAGCGCGGCTTCAAGTTCCGCCGACAGCCGCTGCTGCTGATGATCACCAACAGCGGGTCCGATCGCAATTCGGTCTGTTGGGTGGAGCACGAGCATGCGGTCCGAGTGGCGGCCGGCAACGTCGACGCAAAGGACGACGATGCGCACTACCTCGGCGAGCGGATCGACGACACGACGTTCTCCTACGTCTGCGCGCTCGACCCCGGCGACGATCCGCTGAACGATCCGTCCTGCTGGGTGAAGGCAAACCCGCTGCTCGGCACGACGATCACGGAGGAATATCTGGCCGGCGTCGTCGCCCAGGCGAAGGCCATGCCCTCCAAGCTGAACGGTATCCTGCGGCTTCACTTCTGCACCTGGACGGAGGCGGAAACGGCGTGGATGACGCGGGCGGTACTGGAGCCAGCCCTCGACAATTTCGACCCGGCGCAATTCCGAGATCAGGACGTCTGGATCGGCTGCGACCTGTCGCAGAACAAGGACATTACGGCGCTCGCCGCGGTCGTGAAGACCGGCATGGTGACCGTGCGTGCCGAGCGCGATGGCAAGATGCAGGAGGTCGAGAAGCCCACCTTCGCAGCGTGGGTTGAGGCCTGGACGCCTGGGGACACGATCGCCGCCCGCGCGCTTCGCGACAAGCAGCCCTACGAGGAATGGGCGCGCGTCGGACATCTGCATGCGCCGAAGGGGGTCAGCATTCGCTTCGACCATGTGGCGCAAGCTCTGGCGGAATACACGAACGCCTACCGGGTGCAGTGCCTCGCCTACGATCGGTTCGCCTTCCGGCGCGGGTTCGAGCCCGAATGCGAGCGTCTCGGCATCGATGTCGAGTTCGTCGAGCATCCCCAAGGTGGCACGAAGAAGGGCAAGCCGAACGAGCCGATGAAGCAGGCGGCGGAAGCCGACGGGCGCGACCCGGAAGGCCTCTGGATGCCCGGCTCCGTTCGCGAGCTTGAGGACGCGCTTCTGGAAGGCCGGATCAGGATCCAGCGTAACCCGGTCCTGATCTCGGCGATGATGTCGGCGGTGACGGACGAGGATCGCTGGGGGAACTACTGGCTCGCGAAAGAGCGTGCCTCGAACAAGATCGACTGCGCGGTCGCCCTCGCGATGGCGTTGGGGGCTGCCGTTTCCTACGCCGGCACCGGCTTCGACGCCGACGACTGGATAGCGAGCTACGCATGAAACTGATCCAGCGTCTTCTCCGCCTTGGCGGCACCAAGGACATTGAACGCGTCAACGGGCGTCATGTATCGACGGAGAACGGCGACAACTTCGTCCGCAATCAAGTCAGCGTCGCCGACTATCGGGACCTCCAAGCAGCGCAGGGATCGAGCGCCATCGGCCTCGCAGCGACATGGGCATGCGTTCAGCTGATCGCCGGAACGATCGCATCCCTTCCGCTGATGGTCTACCGGACGGACGCGCAGGGTATCCGTCGGGTGGCGAAGGATCACCCGCTCTATTTCGTGCTCCACGACAGTCCGAACTTCGACCAGACCGCAGTCGATTTCTGGGAGGTCATGGCTGCCAGCCTCGAGCTGGAGGGGAACGCCTACGCCGACATCACCCGCCGCGCTGGCGGGGTCATCAATTCTCTGACGCCCATCCGACCGGATCTCGTCAAAGCTCGCCGCCGCGACGACGGGTCGATCGAGTACGAATGGACCGAGAACGGCAGCCGGGTGGTGCGCCGGGGCGAGGACGTCCTGCACATCCGCGGGCCACTCGGTGACGCTCTGTCCGGGGCATCGACGCTGTCGGTGTGCCGCAGCGTCTTCGAGGGAGCGGTGCACGCCGATGTCGCCGCAGCCTCGATGTTCAGGAACGGTGTAAACCCGAGCGGCATCCTGTCCACATCGGACACGGTTCGGTTGACCGGTCCCCAGCGTCAGGAACTCGAGGACAAGCTCCGTACGAAATACATGGGCTCGATCCGCCAAGGCACTCCGATGCTGCTGGATGGCGGGCTGAAATGGGTGCCGCTTTCGATCAATCCGGTCGACGCGCAGATGCTGGAAAGCCGGAAGTTCAGTGGCGAGCAGATCTGCACGGTGTTCGGTGTCCCGCCCGCGATGGTCGGCTTCGGCGACAAGGCCTCGAATTGGGGAACGGGCAAGGAAGTCGACGTCCTCGGCTTCCAGAAGTTCACGCTGCGCAAGCGGCTGAAGCGGATCGAGCAGGCGCTGACGAAACAGCTGGTGTCGCTGGCGGAGCGCCGGGCGCAGGGCATCACGATCGAGTTCAACCTCGAGGGCCTTCTGCGGGGTGACACCGCCAGCCGGTACGAGGCGCACGAGCGCGCGATCGGCATGGGCCTGATGACCCGCAACGAATGCCGGGCGCTAGAGAACCTGCCCCCGGTCGACGGTGGCGACGTCATCACGGTGCAGATGCAGGACATCCCGCTGGCACAGGCCATCAAGCCCAAGGCGGACGGCGAGGGCGGTTCGAGCCCGGCGGCCGCGCCGCAGGCTTAGGAGACGACGATGGACAAGACGACCGCTCCACTGCTCGAGATCAAGGCCCTGAAGGACAGCGGCGAGTTCGAAGGCTACGGATCGACTTTCGGCGGCGAGCCGGACGCCTATGGCGACGTCATTGCGGCGGGCGCCTACACCGACAGCCTCAAGTCGCATCAGGCCAAGGGCACGATGCCCAAGCTGTTCTGGCAGCACAATCCGAGCGAGCCGATCGGGAAGTGGCTGGATGCGAAAGAGGACGGGCACGGGCTGCTCCTCAAGGGCAAGCTGAACATGGACGTTCAGCGCGGCCGGGAAGCGCATGCGCTCCTGAAGGCGGGCGACATCGATGGTCTATCGATCGGCTACCGGATCAAGGAATACAGCGTCGACACCGAGACGAGCGTCTGGACGCTTGAGAAGCTCGACCTCGTCGAGGTCAGCATCGTGTCGGTCGGCGCCAACGAGAATGCGGTCGTGCAGAGCGTGAAGGCCGCCAAGGCTGCGCACGACCTTTTCGAACGACTGAAGGCCGGGGACCGGCTGACAGAGCGTGAGTTCGAGACCTGGCTCAAGGGATTGGGCCTGTCCAACTCGCAGGCGGAGCGCGCCGCGCGTCTCCACCTGAAGGGGCAGGGGGAACCTGCCGAAGCGGCTGACGACGGCGTCGCATTCCTGCGCGCCTTGAAGGGCTGAAAGCCCGCTTCAACCAGATCAGGAGGTTCCCATGTCGGAACAGAGGACCGCGGCCGAGCTGGCCGCCGAGGTCAAGCGCGACTTCGAAACCAAGCATGACAAGGTCAAGGAGATCGCCGAGAAGGCGCTTGCCGAGGCCGAGAAGGGCACGCCGCTGTCGAAGGCCGCCAAGGAACTGGCGGACGAGGCTCTGACCGGCATGAACGAGACCAAGGCGCGTCTCGACGAGCTGGAGCAGAAGCTGGCCCGCGGCGGTAGCGGCAACGAGGGCCCGCGCACGGCCGGCGAACGCTTCGTCGAGGACGAGCAGTTCAAGGCGTTCGCCGGCCAGACCCGTCCGCGCGGGCGCGTGCTGGTCGAGGTCAAGGACATCACTTCGCTTTCGACCGACGCGCCGGGATCTGCTGGCGCGCTGGTCAATTCCGACCGCCGCGGTCTTCAGGTCGAGCTTCCGCAGCGCCGACTGACGGTTCGATCGCTTCTGCTGCCTGGCCAGACGGCCGGTAATGCGATCGAGTACGAGCAGGAAAAGCTGTTCCAGAACAACGCGGCCCCCGTCGCCGAGGGTGTTCTCAAGCCGCAGTCCGAACTGCAGTTCGAGGATGCGACGGCCACCGTCCGGACCATCGCGCACTGGATGCGGACGTCGGTCCAGATCCTTGCCGACGCACCGGGCCTGCGTTCCATCATCGACCAGCGTTTGCGCTACGGCCTGTCGCTCGCCGAGGAGACCCAGCTTCTCAACGGCTCGGGCGCCGGTCAGAACCTGCTCGGCCTCGTGACGGCGGCGACGGCCTACGCGGCTGCGGGCAGCTTGTCGGCAACGACGCAGGTGGACATCGTCCGCCTGATGATCTTGCAGGTCGCGCTGGCCGAGTACCCGGCGAACGGCATCGTGATGAACCCGATCGACATGGCGGCCATCGAACTCTCGAAAGACGCTGGCGGCAACTACCTGATCGGCAATCCGCAGGGCACGATCCAGAAGAACCTCTGGGGCCTTCCGGTCGTCGAGACCCAGGCCATGGGCGTCGACAAGGCGCTCGTCGGCGCCTTCAACCTCGCTGCGCAGATCTTCGATCGTCAGGACGCCACCGTGGACGTCTCGACCGAGGACCAGGACAACTTCGTCAAGAACAAGGTGACGATCCGCGCCGAGGAACGCCTCGCACTCGCGATCTATCGTCGCCAGGCGCTGGTCTACGGCGATCTCGGCCGCGTCGCCAACAACTAAGCCGATCGGCTCATCACGAGGGGCGGGCCAAGTGCTCGCCCCTCTCATGAACCGAAGGAGCGAACCAATGATCAAAGCCATCACGATCAAACCTCTCGACGGCGATCCCAAGGGCACGGAGCGGGAGTTCGACAAGCCGGACTTCGAGCGCCTTGTCGCGCTTGGCGCAGTACGAGCTGCCGGAGAAGTCGAGGAAGAGGGCGAGAAGTCCGCCCCGAACGTCGCGAACAAGGTGGCTCCTTCGGTCGCGAACAAGGCAGCTCGCAAGCCCGCCGACAAGGCCTCCTGAGCCATGACCGTCGTCGTCATCGACAAGCCGGCGCCCATCGTGACGCCGGCTGACGTGCCGGGCGCTCATGCGGCAAATGACCCGCTGGTGACGATGATGATCGCGGCCGCTCAGGCGCACATCGACGGGCCGTCCGGTTGGCTGGGGCGATGCCTTGGAGTGCAGCTGCTCGAGTGGTGCGGGAGCGACTGGCCCTGGCCGGTCATACTGCCGTATCCGCCGCTGATCGAAGTTCTTGGCGTCCGCTACATCGACCCGGCGGGCGTGATGCAGACACTTCCCCCCGAAGATTTGATTGAGCTAGTCGATCTTCCTGACGTGCGTGGGGATCGTCACGATGTGAGGATCCTCTACCGAGCCGGTTATGACGATCCGCCGGCCAACGCGAAGGCTGCTGTCATCCTCATGGCGATGGGCCTCGCATCCACGACCGAGGCGAACGGCGGACTTCGCGCCTTCACGGTCGACGGCGCCTTCTCGCGCCAGTTCAACAGTCCGGAGCTCGTCGCCCGCGTCCGCACGCAAGCAGTCGAGAACCTGCTGCAGCCGCTCCGGGTGTTCTCGTGAGCGTCGCAGCCGAATATGCGGCGCTCTTCGAGATGGGCGGCCGGCGCGTCACGATCGAACGGCATGTCGACGGCGCCCCAGTCCAAGTCCCGAACGTGCGCGCGCGCATCCGAGGCGCAGGCGGCGATCCAGTCGAGGTCTCCGCCGGCAACAACTCGATCGAGCGTAAAATCCTGATCCTCGCGTCGGACGTGCCGGTGAGCTTCCGTCCGCTTCGCCAGAGTGACGACGTGCTCGTGGATGGTCTCCGCTTGACCTTCATCGGTCGTCCGGATGATCAGACGCACCGAGACGGTGACATGCTCCTGGCCTACGACGGTCTGGCAGTCGGCGCATGATGAAGCTTGAGGCGTTCAACCGGCAGGTTTCGGTCTTCACCAGCGACCTGAAGTCGCCGGCCGCGCGCTCGGCGCGCCTCGCCCAGGTTGCAGAGGACGGGATCACTGAGATCCGGCAGTCGAACCGCGCGCTGACCGGCGCCAATCCGACGCCACGCGTCTACGTCGACGGGCGGGAGGGCGCGCCGCTGGCGAGTGTCCGGCCCGACGGCGTGATCGTCGCCAACTTCGACCCGGTGCGCGGCGCCCTGGAGTGGATCGGAGAGCAGCTGATCCTGGAGAGCCCGCGACTGACCGGAAAGTATCAGCGCAGCCACGTCCTTGAGATCGACGGCGTCGCCTGGGACGCGATCGGCCCCATGCCGGACGGCGAGCGCTACGTTTTCCGCAACACGCAGCCTTATGCCCGGAAGATCGAGCCTCGCGAGCGCACTGTTTCCGAGCGGGCGTTCTTCGGCGACCGGCGCAAGTTCCGCAAGCACAAGCGAACCGACGTCGGCCAGTCCTATCAGGCACCGGACGGCGTCTATGCCGCTGTCGCCGTGGTGGCCCAGACCCGCTTCGGCGAGGTCGCCCGGATACTCTACACTCTGAACAACTACGACGCCGCGACGGGCTATTCCCATCCGGCCATTATCGTCTGGCCGTACTGATGGCGCACCCTTCGGTCATCTCCGCTGTGGAGGCGCGGCTGCGGGGCAGCTTCGACCGCTGTCCGATCGTGACCGAGAACGTTTCGTCCAGCATGCCCGACGACGGCGGCCCCTGGCTTCTTCTGGACTTCCCGTGGTCGCGATCGCAGTGGCAGAGCGATGACGAGTTCCTGGAGGAGGGTGGGTTCCGCCTGCGGCTCCACATCAAGGCCGGCCGGAGCACCGACGAGGGGCGCGGATGGCTTGAAGACCTCACGACACTGTTCCGCGGGACGGCGTTCGACGGGGTGCAGTGCTATGCGCCGCAGTCGCCCGCCTCGGACGACCGGAACGAGGTGGCTGGATACTTCCGCCTCGAGATCACCGTTCCCTACGCAACTGTCATCATCGGATAGGAGGCCATCATGGTCCAGGTCGCCAACATCTCGCACATCGTCCAGCGTCTCACCGACAAGGCGGGCGAGGTCCACGAGATCGAGCCCGGCGAGCACGCCACCATCGACATCGACAAGGATAATCCGCACGTCGAGGCGAAGGTGAACGCCCGCCTGATCGAGATCGGCGGCTCCGAGAAGCAGGCGGCGCGCGCGGCGCGCGAGAAGTCGCCCGTCACGGCCGGCGCCGAGAAGCCCACCGAATAGCGGTTCGCCGCTCCCGCATCTCGCATCCCGCGAGACCCATGGCCGCCCTCTGAGGCGGCTTTTTCTTTGCCATCGTCAGAAGGAACAAGGTCATGGCGAACAACCCCTTGCCGGTCGCGCGCACGCGCATTTCGATCGGCGGTGCAACGGCCGACTACACGCAGACCGCGCTCGCGGCCGACACATACAAGAAGATCGGCGGCGTCCGCTCGGTGCCCGGCACCGGCGACACCTACAACGACATCACGGTCGAGGAAGTCGAGGACGCCCGCGCCCGTCACGCCAAGGGCACCGCAAACGCCCAGGCGATGGACATCGTGTGCTCGCGGCGTGCCGGCGATGTCGGGCAGATCGCGTGCCAGGCGGCCGCCGACAGCCTCGCGTCGTTCAACTTCAAGATCGAAGAGCCGAACGCCGACGGCACCTTCTCGGTCACGTACATTTCCGCACTCGTCATGGGCAAGCCGCGCGGTCGCGGTGGTCCGAACGACACGCAGACGGTGACCTTCACCCTGCAGCCGAACGAGGCGCCGATCGAGGTCGTGACGCCCTAACAGCCTCTCTCGCGAGAGACGGGCGGGCGGCGTTGTCGGGGCGCCGTCCGTCCACCCCCGATCCCCGGCACCCATCCCGAACCCGGTAGGAACTTCCAATGTCCGCACAGACCCTTTCCGCTGGCGTCGTCATCACGCTGGGCGATGACGAGTATGAACTGAAGGCCAACCTCAAGGCCGCCACCGCCATCTCGAACCGTTTCGGCGGCTTCTCCAACGCCCTCGCTGCGGTCGCAGGCTCCGACCTCGCCGCAATCACGTTCGTCGTGCGCCAGGGCGTCCCCATGAGGGACGTGTCGAGCAAAGACCTAGAAGAGGCCGTGTGGCTCGCCGGCACCCGCCACCTGATGGGCGACGTGATGAGCTACGTCACTCGGCTCGCCAACGGCGGACGCGATCCCGACCTCGAAGCCGATGAGACCAAGCAGTCCGACGAGGGCGCAGAGGGAAACGGCTGATCACGCCTGAGGAGGCGTTGGAAAGCACCTACCGGGCGGCAATCGTCGCGCTGCCCGGCTGGACGGACGAGGCAATCGTCGAGTGCGACCTCGTCCGGCTGAACACGGCGATCAGGTCGGCGAACGACCGGATCGCGGCAGACTGGCGCCAGCGCGCTCGTCTTCGCGGGCATGACGTGCCCGAGCCTGAGGACGAGGCAGAACCGCAGACGGACGAAGAGTTCAATGCGCAGTTCCGACAGACGCTGGCTCGCTTCAAGCGCGCCGCAGCTGCGCCATCAGGAGAGCATCATGGCTGACGTCAGCTACGCAGAGGCCGGAAGCGGTCGCGTATCACATATCCGGCTACAGGAAGGCGAAACCGTATGGGGTTCGGCAGCGCCCGCGCTGGAGCCGATGCACTGGCTGCCTCTCGCCAAGGGGCGCTATGCCGACGTACCCGTGACCGGGACCAACGGCGAGACTTACCTCGTGATTAACTTCGAGGTGCCGATCGACCGGCAGGTGAAGCAGCTTCTGTCGGCCAAGCCAGGGGCCGGCCCCTTCGCGGTCCAGCCCGAGCAGATTAAGGCGGCGATCAAGCGCCTTGAGGCGAAGCTGGCCCTCGAGGCTCTGAGAGCCACAGCCGAACCGGTCGTCAAGTCCGGCCGTATCGTCGACGCGATGATCATCGACGAGCGCGAGAACGTCTATCAGCTCGGATCGAGCCCTGTTCTCGCGATCATGGACGGCGACGTCGTCCTGGAACCGTCCTGTTACGACATTCGGCCGGCCGACGGCACGATCCGGCTGAAACGGCCGCCAGCGTTCGGGATCAGGCTTCTGGTGCCGTAGGAACCGGGCCGAGATAGGTCTGATGGATTGCCCGAGCCACGCTCAGGGTGATCGGCGGATGTGAATACCCTTCGTCCTTCATGCCGAGCATCGTGACGATTTTCTTGATCTGCTCCGCGCCCTCTGCACTGGAGGCGTAGTAGCTTCTGGTGAGCTTGACGGCTTCAAGAGCCGAAATGCACCGATCGATGTCGCTGTAATCTGCCATGCGTCGTCCTCCGTTGACGCATCACACTCTCAGAGGGTGCTGATCTGAACCTGAAGGCCGGTGGGTTCGCTCACCGGCCTTCTTTCAATCGAAAATGTGCTCTAGCCCAGTTGGTATGCCCACACGTTTGCATTCGCGTAGCTGAACGGCTTTTTCGGCAGTCAGCTGACCGACCCGATAAGCGTTCGCAGCTTCGGAACAGGCTTGGAACAAAGCGACCTCGGCATCCTCGGCTTCTTGCCGCGCCGACGCCGCGGTGTAGCGGTCCCAGCTATAAAACGCGACGAACCCGATCACGGCCACACAGGCGACTGAGACTAACGCTTTGAACCACATGTGCCCCTCCCTTCGGTGGGCAGCTTGATACACGAGGCTCACCTTCCGGTGGGCCTTTTTCTTTGAGGTCTCCATGGCCAACCAAACCATCACGACCGCGACCTTCCGAGCTGAAGAGCAGGGGGTCGATGCCGTCGCCTCCAAGCTCGACAAGCTTAAGGGAGCGGCGGGTGGCGCGGCGCGGGGCGTAGACGAGTTCGCCCGCACTTCTGACACCTCCGCGAAACGGATCGGAACCGTCGAACGCGAGGTCGACCGCCTCCAGCGCCAGTTGGCTGGTGCACCCGCGGCGTGGGCCGCATATGAGCGCGGCATGCGTGCGGCGACGAACGGCCTGGATGCCGGGCGACTGACGGTCGAGCAATACGGCCGCTCGATCCAGCAGCTACAGCAGCAGTTGCAGCGCGTCGTTGCCCCCAACTTGCGCATGGACGTTGATGCGACAGGTTTGTCCTCGCTTCTGGGAAGCACGCAGAAGGTTTCGGCTGCACAACGCGAGGCCGCGACACAGACACTTCGGAACGCCCAGGCGCAAGAGGCTGCGATCAAAGCCCAGGCCGACGCGCAGACGCAGCTTGCCGCTGCTGCCGCCAAGCTGCGCGCCGAGATCGACCCAGTCGCCGTGGCCCAAGGGCGGCTGAACGCCGAGCTCGATCAGTACAACGCTCTTGCCCGCGCCGGGGCTATCGACAGCAGCGAGTTGGCGAAGGGTCATGCCCTGGCGAACGCGCGGTTCAAGGACGCGACGAAGAACCTCACGGCGGCGAACGAGAACCTTCAGCTTGCCGGCCACCAGATGTCGAACCTGAGGTCGCAGGGGATCGACATCGCAACGATGTATGCCGGCGGCGCTTCCATCGGCCAGATCGCTGCGACGCAAAGCGGCCAGATTTTCGAGGCGATCGCCGGCCAAAATGGGTTCAAGCAGGGCCTGAAGGAGATCGCCGGTTCCGCCCGCAGCGCGTTCGGCACCGTCGTCTCCGCCCTTGGACCGGTCGGCATTGGCCTGACGGCGGCGTCGGTCGCGGCCGCCGGGCTTTGGTACACCTTCCGCGAGAAGGTCGAGCCGATCGGCAACATCGTCGAGAAACAGGCGGAGAGCATCCGGGCGCTACGTCAGGCGTACGGGCTGGCGGAGGAAGGGGCCGACAAATACGGACGCCGTTCCATCGAAGCAATTCGGGCAAGTGCCGAGGCGAGGGTTCGTGAGGGGACGAAAAGCCAAGCGCGATCCGCCAGTGACGTACTGGAAAGCTTCGCCCCATTCGACGCGACTGGTCTGTCCCGTCGCACGGCCCCAGCGCTGGTCGACCTGAAGAAGGCAGCCGACGCGTTTCGGGCTTCTGTCTCGGCGGGCAATCCCGATTTCTTCGAACTCCATAGGGCACTTGGTGCAATCCAGTCGTCGACTGCGGATAAGGCGATCATCGCCTTTGCAAAGGCGACCCAGGAAAGCATCGAAGCCAACGTCACGGCCCAGCAGACCCTTGCTGGCACCAAGCGTTCGCTCGACAGCGTAGCAGTAGCCGCAGATCGGATGGCCGCCGCCTACGGTCGAGCGATGGGCGAGCTAACGTCCATGGCGCCAGACGCGCGCACCGAGGCCGAGCGCATCAACGCGGCATTCCAAGCGGCCGCTGATAGCGCTCGCACGATGGGTCAAGTCCAGGCCGCGGTCGCGGCGGCGAACGCGGCCATGAAGCCGATTACCGACGCGGCCAACGACAATCTACGCGAAGAGCGAGCAAAGCGTGCCGCCATTGGGCTCTCCGAAGAGGCGGCGGCCATTGCCGAGGTGAATGCGCGCTACGAAAAGCTGAAGGAGAGCGTCGCAGGGAACGCCGACGCCATCGCTGCCTACGATGCCGCCCAGCAAGAGGCCACGGCCGCCGTGCGCGAGCAGGCCAAGCACGACGCCGGCTTGAAGCGCGCCGAGGACGCGAAGGCCTACCTGAAGGCAGTGGAAGACCAGCGTACGGCCACCCTGGATCAGGTGGAGGCGATGCGCCGGCAGGTCGATATGTTCGGCCAGTCTGAAGGCGCCATGGCTTCGGCCGAAGCCCGCACGCGCATGCTGGCGGACGCCTACCGGCTGGCGCGGGAAAACAATCAGGTCGTCACCCCTGCCCAGGTCGCCGAGATCGAGGCGGCGGCGGCCGAGATCGGAACCCTGACCGACAGCTTGACGAAGCTGCGCGAGACGCAGGAGCAGGCCAAGCGGGTCAGCACAGCGTTCGACGATCTCGCCTTCGAAAGGTCCATCCTTGGCCTACCGGAAGCCGAGCAGCGCGTCCGCGAGTTCGTCCGGAGCACGGGGGTCGATTACACCAGCGCCAACGGGCAACGTCTCGCCGAAGAGCGTCGGTTCAACGATGCGCTGATCGAGACGCAGGACCGCCTTCAAGAAACCGGGGAGATCGGCCGCGACGCCTTGAGGGACATCGTCGACGGCTTCATGTCGGGCGAGAACGCGATCGACAGCATTCTCGGCGGTCTGAAAAACATGGCCCAGGCGTTCGCGCGGATCGGGTTGGAAAAGCTCGTCGGCGCATTCTCCGGAGGGTCGCCATCGTCGGGTTCGGGCGGCGGCCTTCTAGGTGCTCTCGGCACCCTCACTGCGAACGCCCCCCGCACTGCCGCAAACCAGAACGCCCCCGCATTCGGCGCCACCCGCGCCATCGAACAGACCTATGCCGCACCGATCGCGACGGTTCAGCGGAGCGTTCTTCCCGCGCTCACGAGTTTTTCCGGCGAACTAAACGCTGCGGCGAAGGCCATCCGCACGATCGAGAGCGGCTCGCCGGCCGGCAACTATTCCGCGCTCGGCCCGATCACGCGCACCGGCGACCGGGCCTACGGCGCTTATCAGATGATGGGCGCGAACATCCCGCAGTGGTCGAAGGAGGCGCTCGGGCGCGTCGTCTCCAACGTCGAGTTCCTTGGCAGCAAGAATATCCAGGATGCGGTGTTCAAGAGCCGCTTCGGGGATCGGTACGCAACGAAGTACGGCATGGTCGGGGCTTCGCAGGCATGGTTCGCCGGCGAAGGTGGGATGCGCAATCTTGCGGCGAAGGACGTCGTCGGCACATCCGTCAGCGGCTACAGCTCCAAGTTCGCCTCGCTGTTCAACAAGCACCTCGGCAGCACCAACGTCGCCTCGTCCACCAACGATCAGAAGATCGTTGCCAAGGGCGTATCCCAAGGCCTCGAGGATTATCAGCGGAAGCTCGGCGGCCCGGAGAGCTACACCAGCGGCCGGTTCGATGCAGGGGCGCCGCAGTCCGCGTCGGGCAGCACGGGCGGCCTGATGGGACTGCTGAAGTCGCCGTTCGGCCAGGGGGCTATGAACGCCTTGGGCGCTTTCGGCTCCGGTGCGTCGGGTGGGCCTTTGTCGGGGGCTCTGTCCGGCGGTCTCGGCGCAATAGGCATGGGCCTCGGCCCGGTCGGCATCATCGCGGGCATCGGCGCTGGCGTGCTCGGCGGTCTCGCCAAGAACCTCTTCAACAAGAAGGAGCGCGAAGCCGCGCACCGGCAGCAGGCCGCTGAGTGGGAGCAGATGCTTCCGCAGTGGCGCGAGTACCAGGAGCGCATGAAGTCGGGCGCTGTCCCGACCAGCAACCTGCGCAAGAGCTTCGCGGCCGACGACCAGGCGCTGTCCGATTTCATGCGGGTCGGCGGCAAGGCATGGAAATACGGCAGCGAAAACAGCACCGCGTTGCACTACCAAGTCGGCCTCGATCGCTACGCCTATCAGAACCGGGCGAAGTCCGCGTTCCGCGACAGCTTCGAGACGAACGAGGGCGGTCTCCTGGCGGGTCAGGGTCTTGAAGGCCCGTGGGCGAAGGCGCGCGACGCAATCCGGCAGGCGTCCGAAACGCTCCTGACCTTTGTCGACGACACGTCCGTCGCGTTCGGCGATGCGGCCGCCGAGGTGGATCGCGCCAAGAAGGCCGGTGTCGAGCAGCTGCGCGCGGCCCTTCGCGGGTCCGAAGACCTGACGGAGGTCCAGAGCAACGTCCTGGCGTTGGAAGGCGCTGCGGCGGCTCTGCGCACCGAACTGGTCAAGCTCGGCGTCGCCAGCGAGGACGTCGCGCGGATCGTCGAGGAAGACCTGACCTTCGCCATGACGAAGGCTCGCAGCGACTTCGAAACGGGCCTGCGCGACCAGCTCGACGACCTGAACGGGGAGGGCTACCTCACGCAGGCGCGCGACCTGATCAAGACGTTCGACAAGTCGAAGGAGGACGCCGCCAAGCTCGGCGCGGACACGTCGCTGCTGCCGACCATCTTCGCCAAGCAGGCGCAGCGGATCGTCGACGGGTCCGAACTGGCGGGCGACGCGTTCGATGCGCTGATCAAGGCCTTTCCGCAGCTGTCCGGCGTTGTGAAGGCCTTCAACGGCACGGCGCGCACCGCGGCGGAGTTGGCGCAGGACGCCAGGGACGCGGCGCTCGCCTCGCTCGACGCGTCGAAGTCGCAGCTGCAAAGCGTCTATCAGACGATCCTCAGCTACCGCGACGGGCTGCGTTCCTACCAGAGCCAGCTGAAGCTCAGCGACAGCTCGACCCTGAGCCAAGCCGACCAGGTGAAGGAGGCCCAGCGGGTCTACGGCGAAACGCTGGCGAAGGCCAACGCGGGCGACAAGGAGGCAATGGGCAACCTGACCGGCGCGGCCGGCGACCTTCTGTCGAAGGCCAAGGATTACTTCAAGACGAGCCCGGAATACGTCGCCATCTTCAACAGCGTCAGCGCGTCGCTGAAGGCGGCCGAGGGCAAGGCGACTAGCCAGCTCACCACCATGGAGAAGCAGGCGGCGTTCCTGAAGACGATCGCCGACACCAGCGTAAACGTAGAGAAGGCGCTCGCGGATTTACTGAAGAGCCAGCAGGCCGTCAACGACACCCGCAATTGGGGCCTGAACCCCCAACGCAACAAGGCCATGGTCAAGGCGGCGAGCGCCGCCGGCTACGACTACACGGGCGCTTTCGGTTCAGGCGGATGGAACGCATGGATTTCGTCCATGAAGCCGTCCGATCAGGCCATCCTGCGCGCAATTGAGCAGCGCTATGCGGGCATGAACTACGATGCCGGCGGCTACACGGGGCCGGGCGGCCGCAAAGAGGTGGCCGGTCTCGTCCATCGAGGCGAAGTCGTTTGGAACCAGGATGACGTGGCGCGAGCTGGTGGTGCGCAGAAGGTCGACGCAATGCGCCTCGGTCTCGTTCGTGACCCGTACCCCCGGACTGAGATGCTTCGGCGCACGGCGGCCAATCTAAACGGCCAGAGCGGCTTCGCCTCACGAGGCGACATGCGCGACGTCACCATGCGGCTCGACCGTATCGTGGACACGCTGGCCGAGGGGTTCGGCGGATCGATTGACGCCACCAATCGCATGTCCAGCGCGGCGGAACAGGCAGCCTTCGCGTCACGGCGCGCTGCGATCAAGTCGAAGAAGAGCGCATGATCATCCTGGTTGAGATCGACGCCGTCGACGAGACGACTGGCGCGGCGGAGACGTTGCGCTTTGGCTCCAAGCCCTACACGACAGAGCCTGGCGACACGCCGGCCAACGCGGTGTTCCGGTCTCGGCTCAAAGACCCCGGAAACTTCGAGCGGCATCTCTTCGGCGAGGGGCGGACCTACGGTTCGAGCGAGGTGGGCGTCGGCGAGGTCGTCCTGAACAATGCCGACGGCAAGCTTGACGGGATCGAACGCCTGGCGCTCGACGGACGAGCAATCCGCATCTGGTCGGTGAAGCGATCAAACAGCCCGTGGGCTTCGCGCGAGACGGTGCTGATCGGCACCATGGACCTCGCCAGCTTCAACGGCCGGGACGTGCAGATCCGGCTCATGGATCGGTTGGAACTCCTGCGCGAGGCGATCCAGCCGCTCGCCTATCTCGGCACGACGATCAACGGTGGGCTTACGGTTGCCGAGGGTAACGTCGACCTCAAGGACGTGAAGAAGCCGATGCTGTTCGGCCGGGCGCTGTCAATCGCGCCCGTCATGGTCGACCAGTTCGACAATGTCTATCAAGTCGCGAGCAACGCCCTGGCGCTGATCGAGAACGTGCGCGACGGCGGCGTGAAGCTACAGGCCTCGCAGGACTATCCGACCCTAGCCGCGCTGAAGGCTGCGACGGTGGCAGCAGGCCAGTACGCCACCTGTCTCGCGCTCGGTCTCCTGCGCACAGGCTTGCGACCTGACGGTACGCTGACGTTGGACGCGGCAGAAGGTGCGACGGCGGCCGACCGCTCTACGGCGCGGGTTTCTCGACGCATCCTCGGCTCGCTAGTTCCCGTCGACGAAGCGTCCTTCGACGCACTCCACGCGGCCAACCCTGCCGAATGTGGCCTGTGGATCAGCCAGGGCGAGACAACTGTCTTGGCAGCGGCCACGACGATACTCGCGTCGGTCGGCGGCTGGCTCCTGCCGGATCGCTTCGGCGTGTTCGTGACGGGCCGCCTTGAACTGCCGGCCGGCGTGCCGGTTACGGTCCTGACGCGCAATCGGATCATCGATCGAGGCGAGGGGTTCGCCCGCCTGCCGACGGAGGACACGGGCGAGGGGATGGCAGCAAAAAGCCTGACCGTTCGTTTTGGGCGGGCCTACACGACGTTTTCTGAGAGCGACCTGAAAGAGGTCGCCAGCGACGACGCCTTCCGCACCTTCGCGAAGGAGGAGTGGCGTCAAGTGAAGGTTGAGGCACCCGAGACCGCCGCGCTCCATCCGCGCGCGATCGAGATGCTGTTCGAGACCTGTTTCGTTCAGGAGGCAGATGCGCGAGCCGAGGCGGATCGGCTGCTTGCGATCTACCGCGTGACGCGCCGCCGCTTCCAGATCGTCCAGGCGAGCCAGACGGTCGCCCATGTCGAGCCGGGGGCCTGCGTCACATTGCAGGTGAACCGCTACGGCCTCGATGAAGGACGATTGGCCCGCGTGCTCGGCATCGCTCCGACCTACGGAACCAACCTCACCACGCTGGACGTCTGGGCATGAACGATCCCCGCATCCTGAAGCTGTATTACGACAACAAGTCGGACCTGGCCTACGCCGGCCGCTTCGGTCAGATCCCAGGTGCGACATTGTCTGGCGGGGAGTGGGTGATCCCGCTCGCCAACCTGCAGGACCCCGAACTCGGGCTGATCGCGCGCTCTGCGTCGGCTTCGCCGGACGATGCGCGCTTTACCATCACCTTCACCAACCTGACCAAGCTGTCGGCGTTCTTTCTCTGCAACACGAGCCTGTCGATCTCAGCCCAGATCGGATTGACCGGATACTACGATGTCGGGCGCACAGACATCGCGTTCGAGACGGTGTTCGACGCCTACCCCACAATCGGCGCCGAGCCTGGGCTTGAGTGGGGCGACGAGACGATCTGGGATCAGAAGGCGCGGTCGAAGGATCTTGAGGGCCTGACGCAGAACGCTTTCACGATTTTCGATGACGACGTGCGCGTCTCGGCGCTGGATGTGCAGATCTTCGACGAAGACAACCCTGACGGCTTCATCGACCTTGGCCGGCTGCTGTGCATGTCCGGTTGGCAGCCAGCGCGCAACCCGCTGATCGGTAGTTCACTTGGCATTGAGACCGACACGACGGTCGAGAAGTCGATGTCCGGCGCGGAGAGCTTCGACCGACGTGAGCCGTTCCGGGTCTACCAGCTGAACTACGGCTATCTGCCCGAGCAGGAGACGCTGGATCAGGGCCTAGAGATGGGCCGTCGTATCGGGGTCGACGGCGAGGTGTTCGTTGTCAACGACTTCCGGCCAGCCAACCTGCACCGGCTCAGCTTCCTCGCGCGACTGCGCCAGCCGCCTACGTGGGAGCGCTCCGCCCCGCGCTTGGCCAACATCTCCTTCCAACTCAAGGAACGGCTTCCATGAGCCTGACGCCCGACGAAAACGCATCCGGCGACCGCCTGCTTCAAGTCAACGACGCCCCATGGGATCGGCTCAAGAACATCTTCGGCTTGGGGCGAGATGGTTACAGCCGCGGCGTGTTCACCGGGGCGCTGACGGACTTCGTGCGGTTCGCCCAAGGCGTGGTTCGTGTATCGGCGAGCGCCTTGGCTGAGATCAAGAGCATCGCTGATCGCTTCGAAGCTGCCGTCGCGGCGATTGAGGCTGGGCCAGTGACCAGCGTCAACGGACAGTCCGGCGCCGTCGTCATCGACCTATCGACTATCTCGGCGGAGGTCGAGGCGCAACTCGCCGAACTGGAGGCAGCGCAAGACGCCTTCTCCGCACGCATCGCATCCACCAACGCTTATTCTCTCGCCTTCGGAGGCTAAACCATGTCCAACACCAAAGCCGAAGGCGGGGTCTCGCTCACGACCGGGCTTCAGACCGTCGTCGTCAACGCCGAGGCTGACGCCAAAGTGCGGACGTACGAAATCCGGTTCTCGAACATCGACGGTGCGGCTAGCGTTGACCTCACGCAGTGCCTGCTGATCGACAAGAGCGCGTCTAGTGCATCCCGGCCCATCCTGCCGGTCAACGCCACGGTGAAAGCGCGGGATGCGCTTATGACGCGCATCACACTTGACCCTGGCGATAGCGTTCAGGCCTCGGCTTCGGCCGCTGGCGACCTTTATGCCCTCGCTACGAAGATCTTCGAGGAGGCGGCCTGATGGATGCGCTGATGGCGGGGATCGGGCGCCCCTTCGAGCGGTTGAGCGATCGGCGAAGTGGTTCATCTCCTGCGACGATCATTGGAGTTGGCCCAGCCCAGTTTGTGGAAGCAACCCAGTCCAACTTCCTCAAGCCGATCACGCTTCTAAAGCCAGCCAACGTGGCGTCGGGTGACTTCCTACTGGCGGTCTGGATGTCTAGCTCGAACGGCGTGAAAGTAGTGACAGATAACGCTGGATGGTTCGTGCCGGGACCATACGACATCTACGGCGGATATCAGCTTGATATGATTGCCAAGATCTCGGAAGGCTCGTCTGAGGCGAACCCTGTCTTCAACGTCCAGACCGGTGGCGTCAGCTGGTGGGGTGTCCTTATTGCTCTTCGCGACACTGAGTTCGTCGGCTTCCCATCGTCGAGAGGTTTCGGAAATCAGACTAGCATTGCGGTGCCATATTCAGCGAAGTCGAGTGACGTCCTGAGCTTTGTTTCCGCGAGAAGTTCCAACGTCGCTCTTGGCCTAGAGCGATCAGATACGCTTGCCTCTGGCCAGACTAGTCTGATGAGCTTCGCGGCGTTCCTAACGAGAGACGTGCCTCCCGGTGTTCAGACGCTCGGGATAACTCCGTTGCGCACGAACAACGGCAACCAACAAGCTATTCGGGTGGCGGGAGCATGATTGATCTTTACCGACGCAACGATGGTCCGCCGGAAAAGCTGCCGGAACGCGCCTACACTGTGGACGGGCTTGCGCGCACAGACCTAGCCAACCAGCCGGACAGCCGACGCGAGTTGGGGTTCGTAAAGTTTGGCTCCTACGATCCCTTGACGCAGGCTGTCGTCAAGCGCGGGGACGGCTACGCCATCGTGCCGATCGAGGCGGCGAGCGATCCCGATCCGGCGGACCTGCCTATGTTGGTCGAAGCCGAAAAGGTGCGCAGGATCGAGGCTGGCTTCCCCTTCATGGGCAAGGTCATCCAATCCCGCGCCGAAGACCGGGAGAACATCGCCGGGGCGAAGTCGGCTGCGCAAGATGCAAAGCTTCTCGGCGCAGAGCCGGGCGAGCTGTCCTGGCAGAAGCGGCTCGACGCGGAAAAGGGGGCGGACGTCTTCGCATGGATCACGCTCGACAACTCGATGCTGCCGCTCGATGCCGACGCCATGATCACGATGGGCTATTCCGCGATGCTGCATAAGCAGCGGCTGATCTTCGTAGCGAAGGGCATCAAGGATCGGCTGACCGCCGGAGAGACAATCGCCGACGTGACGGCCGACGCGCTGTGGAGTTGAGCTATGGCGGGCGAACGATACCGACGCATTTCGCAGCCCGGTGACTGCAAGCCGGGCCTCCAGGCTGGCGATCACGATGGTTGGCTTCTCCTGGACGGGCGCACAGTCACCCGGAAGGCTTATCCGCAGTTCTTCGCCAAGCTGAAGCTGACCGGCGACGAGGCGGTGCTGCCCGACGCGCGCGATAGGCTTCTGATGGGGGCAGGCGGCAAGCTGAAGGTCGGGCAGACTAGCGGTTCGTCGAAGCTGACCCTGACCGCCGAACAGCTGCCGGAACACACGCATTCCTCGGCCAAGGTGACGACTGCGGCCACAGCCTCGCAGAAAGCCCTGCTGACAGGCATCGGCCTCGGCGACGTGACAAAGCCGCCGACGACGTCCGTTGTCGCTGGCGAGGCTCAGACGGGCACGGCAGGGGCAGGCAAGGCGATCGACCTACCCACGCCTCCGCACTTGGCGCTCGCCCTGTTCGTCTTCACCGGCCAATCGGGCTGATGGGCGCCTATACCGACGCGCCGGTCATCTTCGAACGGCTTGGAGGCATCCAGTACCGCCAGCACGGCGCGACACATTGGGAGATCGGCAGAAAGGGGTCGAACTACTGGTTCGAGGTGGATGACGGGACGCTTTTCGACGTCTCCATTCCAGCCGGCCCGCTTCGGCTCATCTTCGACCCGCACGACCCGCGATACCTGAAGGCGGCTGCGCTTCACGACGAGCTGCTGCGTCAGGGGTTCGACCGCGTCACCGCCGCCGGGGCGTTCAACCAAGCACTGAATGCCGACGGCGTGTCGGCAGCCAGGCGGTTCGTCATGACGGCCGCCGTCGCATTCTTTCGCTGGTCCTGACCGGCGAGAACTAACCACTCCACAGACCAATCACCGGGCGCCGCGAGCGCCCTTTTTCATGCCCGCACGGAGGCCTGCATGGCGTCGAAATCGAACTCCCAACGAACGAACAGCTACATCGGCGCCGGCATCATCACCCCTGCCGCGGGTGGCGGAGTGGTGCCCTCGGTTCCAGCAATCTACGGCCTCGTTACGAAGACGACGGACGGCTCGGTCGGGCAGACCTACACTGGCCCCAACTGGACCTCGCCGCAGTGGTATCGCGAGACGCTGGCGAGCCCGAAGCAGCGCACTGCCATTTCCGGGGCCATCAGCCGCACCTACACGGCGACGAACGACGACATTGGCTTCCGCCTCGTCATGGCCGGCACCGACGCTGGAACGCAGAAGGTCGCAGCGGCATGGAACCCGGTGCCTGTCACTGCGATCGTCCTTCAGGACTTCGCCACGACGACTGCGTGGTCGCCCGCAGGATCTCCGCTCCCGACCTTGGCGGTGGATTGGGGCAAGCTGGTCGTCACAGAAACTGGAGCCGCAGGCCGCGCATATAAGTCGATCGGCACGCAGACGCCTTCGGAGTGGGACGTCGTCACCTTTTTCCAGGACCGCGGCACCGACCCCGCCAAGAACCAGTCCAATGGCCCGACCTACGGCTTTGCGACGGACACGGCGTATCGCAATGCGATTGGCGGCGGGCCCAGGTCCGGCCTCGCGGACGATGGGACGTTGGGCGTCGTTTCAACGTCTCGCAATGTCAGCGAGGTCTCGACGCTGGCTGCGATCAACACGCCAACGGTCCTGAACATGTCCACTGCGGCTTCGTTCACCGGGTCCAATAATCTGACCGTGCGCAAGCACATCATGGCGCTGGCGAAATCGCGCGGCATGACCAAGGTCGCCATCACAATGGACGACGGGTATGACACGCAATACACGAAGAACGCAGGTCAGGCCGAAGCTTACGGCTTCAAATTGAGCTTCTTCGCCCCGTGGGAAAAATTCATCGGCGGCGCCGTGTCAACCAGCGGCCGCATGACGCTCGCGATGGTGAAGGATCTCTACGCGCGCGGTCACGCCATCTGCCTCGACGGGACGGCAGACGACGGGGTGATGACGGCGAGCAGCAATGGCATCACCCGTGCTCAGCCGTCGGACAACGTCGCAGAGATCGAGCGTGGTCGTGCATGGCTTGCTGCGAACGGCCTCGTCAACGGTCCGGGCGGGTACGGGGGTGATGGCATCTGCTATCCGGATGGGGTGTACGAGGATCGCACAACGGTCGGCGGCCCCTACGATCGCGGCAAACTGCCTGCGGCACTCAAAGGTGCAGGCGTGAAGCTCGCGCGGACGACGGACGCAGGCACCTACCCGACGCGCTATGGCTTCAACGACGGCTGTCTGCTGTTCCCGAGCTGCTCCACCTCGAACCTCGACGCCGACGCCCTGATGGTCAACGTCAATCGCGCCATCCAGCGCGGCGCGACGGTGATGTACCACTTCCATCAGCCGCTCGATGTGGACTTCACCACATGGCTTCAACGGCTGGCCCAGCTTCGCGACGCGGGCACGATCGAGGTCGTTACCATCCCGCAGCTTATCGCCGCGGACTACGGGGCAAGCTTCCCGAGCTAACTCGCCTTCACGTCACGAAGCTGATGCCAACGACGCTACTCTATTGCAGCATGCCGCAGGGTGATCTCTAGGGGTTCGGCCCCACCGTGGGCCGTGTCACTGTCCGCCAGCACATTCAGCTGGATCTCATAACCGCGACGCTGCAATTCACGAAGGATACCGCCAGCTAGTTCTTTCAGGCTATCCAGGAGCTGTTGTTCAGACATCTCGCGAAGGGTGGATGGGTCGCGGTAAGTGAATGGCATGTTAATATTCCTGTGAATTCCACCTCAATGTGCATCCGAGTTGTGCCTTCACACGTATAGGCTGAAGGTGTGGACCTTGGGAGAGGTGGTGTATGCCGCATGTGCAGAGCGCGAAGGCGAATATTAGGATCGACGGCGGTCTCGTATGGTGCCCCAAGGGCGACAAGTTTCACCTAGACGCGAACCTAGCATCGATCCTCGGGGTCTCCACCCAAAGCGTCGTCCTGGATGGGGAAGAGTATCGAACGTACGTTCACCCTAACGATCTGCCGAACGTCCGGCGCATTGCGCAAGCCGCTATCGTAGCTCGAGAGCCACTCCGTCTCACTTACGCGCTCCGCGATCGGTTCGGCGTATATCGCGATGTGAAAGTCGAAGGCTTTTGGATCGAAAATGAGGCGGGCGAACTGCAAGCCACATGTAATCGCATCGTGGAGCGGGACGATGCGGACGAGACATCTGCAGACAGGATTGCCGATCTCGCCTTGCAGATCATGACCCTAGCCGCTGGCGGGCAAGGGTTGCCGGTCAAGCTGATGGCGGAACACATCCTGATCCACCTGATGCGTCAGGACGCCGACGCCAAGACTTAGGGAGCCCCTCCGCTTTCAACTCGAAACGGCGTGGGTCTTAGCTGATGATCCAGCTGGCGACTTGCACCGTCGACCAGCCAAGACCGCCGATCACAGCAGCAATGGTGAGGAAGCCGCCGACCTGGATCAGCACGCAGACCCACATGGGATAGGGCACAACCTCGTCCCATAGGTCGTCCGCCCGAGCCGGTACGTTCGTCTGATCAGCTTCCATTACGGTAGGATGGGAGGCAGTAGGCGAACATCCGGTTAAAGCCCTGCAGCCCCCGTCTCAAATGGCAATTCGCCCGGGGCTAACGGCGCCGGACGAATTGCCTCGCTTAAGGGAAGCTGCACCTCAGGTCAGAGCGTGTTGCCTGCATGTCGATCGCCCCGCGGAGTGCTTGCCAGCGTCTGCCACTCTCGCGCAATCCTGAGGGACGTTGCGTCATCGAATGAGAAGGCAAATGGAGGGAGGCCTGCAGACTGACATTCTAAAGAGATCCGCCCGTCCGTCGCCAACACGAACGACGTGTTCGGGTCATTCAGCGTCAAAATCGGTGGCTCGGCCTTTACCGCAGCAGGGCCAGAGAGCGCTGTTACGAGGGTGCCGACAAGTTTCTTCAACTCACTCCGATCAAGATCCAGGAGGATCTCTCGGCCCCCACTTTCAAACCGCAGCTGATGGCCGCTGGCAGTCGTCTCGCAATGATACCGGATGCTAGCCATCAGTCCCTCCTCGGGCTCTTTGAACCGCGGGAGCAAACCAGCTTTATTCGAAACTGACTAGTAGCATGGGGCCTCATTAAGGATTTGAATTGTCTCCGTGCCTCGAATGCGAATCCGATACGTGCCCTATGCGAGCGGGTCGTTTGGTTTAAACAAGGGCACTATTCGCTCCCATCTGAGGGCGACCCACCCAGGAGTATCACTTACTGGGCGGGTCTTCGCGTCGTGACCGTAGGAGTGAAGACGCGATACCGCTAGGACGCGCCGCGCGACAGCTGGAGTCAACCTCACCTCATCAGCAACCACCAGCCAATTCAGATTTGCCCAGGCGGCAGGCGCGATCCCTCAGTCGACGCGTGAACATCGCGCCGGCACCGAAGATTTATCGGAACATTCAATGCCTTGCGCCTCTTCGATGAAGATACGCAGCAGGAGTGCGCCGAATGGGACTGCACGAGATCATTGAGGCGTATGAAGCGGGCGCCATGTCGGGCGCTGAAGCTTTGGAACTTTCCGGCTTCATGTCGTTACTCGACCTATACGAGGCAGAGTCCGACTTTCGCGCGATCTTGTCGTGGCCAGCTCGCCGCCTGTCGGAAAACGATAACGTTCGACGCTAGGGCGCAGATCGTACCGACCCTTTTCTAGAAGGCGACCCACCCGGTCGTGATGGCGTGTCCGGGTGGGTCTTCGCGTCGAGACCGTTGGAGACGCTTCGCGGCGCGATCAACGCAGGACGCGCCCGAATAGGGAGGGAGTCAACCGCCGCTCAAAAGGCGACCCGTCCGGGAGTATCAATTACCAGACGGGCCTTCACGTCATGAGTTTTAGGGACCCTACACGACGCGATTAGATCAAGACGCGCCCGTTGTCGGGCAGAGTCAACTCCACATCAAACGGCGGGGGAGCCAGTCCAACGGTCAGAACCGCTGTTCTTCGTCACGATTGGCGTGCGGAGCAACAGATCGCACAACCAACGCTTTGCCGATCTGATCTCCGTCGCCCAAAGCGGCGAGAACGGCACTGACAATACGCTGTGCTTTGAGCCGGCTCATGCCGTCCTCTTGGATCTCGAAGGCCAGGCGTCGCACGAGCTCGTCCATACAATGTTCCTCAACGCAGGCCGCAGGACATAGGTGCGACCGACATAGGGCTGCGTAAGCGGCGCAAGACAACGAAAGGCCAAGGTTTGTTTCCGCCGTATGTCGTGGCAAGCGTCGCAAGCATATTTGGGTGACGCCGCCCACACTTCATCTGAGGGCGACCCACCCGGTCGTGATGTTGAGGCCAGGTGGGTCTTCGTGGCGAGCCCGCTGGACGACGGACGCGATAGCGAATGTTCACCGGTTTTAAGACGCCCAGACAACTGACGTGCACCGTTCAATATTACGCTAGGGAACCCTGGGAACCGGCTTCGATTGTATCGTGCGCGTTGGTAACGTGGGGATGCGTATGGAGTTTCACCCGACCTATGGGCGTGCAGTCGTTCGTACGCGGGAGGTCTCGGACGGGGGCTGGACAGTTCGGATTGCCAGCGTCCCTCTCGAGGACGTCATGCAGCTCGTTGATGCTGGTTGGTCTGAAGATCGTATCCTGACGCGGTACAGCCTGATCATGAGATCGGATCTGCGACGGATTATTGCCCTGAGGGAGTTCGATCCAACGTAATTCGCGCGACGGTAGAGCTATGCACGTCCCGCACGTGTGTCGAGGGCGGAGTAAATTCGTAGCCCACGCCAACCACACGAACGATCTTCCGCCGAACGCGTGGCCGTGACCAAACTCGGCTCAGGATTAGGGTAAACACACGCGGCGAATGGTGTAGGAAACGCGGTGACTTCCGGCCTTCGGTGAACCGGCAGACGAGCAGGTGAGCATCATTCCAGAAAAACAGCCTACGCGAGTGCGCCGGGATGAAGATATCGAGAGTAGGATAGGCGGGCGCATAAGAGAAGCTCGTAAGTATCGGAAAATGAGCCTGTCCACTTTAGGTGATGAGCTGGGGCTGACGTATCAGCAGGTCCAAAAGTACGAGACTGGGACCAATCGGATTAGTGCGAGCACGCTGTTGAAAATTGCCGACGTCCTTGAGGTGAAGATCACTTATTTCTTTGAAGGACACCCAACGACCGACCAAGGGGACGCCAGAACGATCGGATCCATACCTGTGAACACGGATACGCAACTAACACTCGAACGGGTGGAAGATGTCAGGATCCGAGCACGGCTACGTGACCTGGTGGATGCCATCGGAGACGTGAGCGTATCGAAGCGCAGGCGATAAAGCTTCAGGCTCTCATGTCCGCCCACGTGTAGATCATAGCATACGAGTTATACTGAGCCCGCCCGATCCGCCGCGGCGGGCCTTTCTGTGACCAGAGTCACCTGCGTATTCAAATGGCGGGGGCCTCCTGCCACCATCCATCGTCAAGGCCGTCCTTCGGGGCGGCCTTTTTCTTTGCCCGAAAGGATCATTCCCATGGACCGAACCGTCCCCGCCGGCGCGGCGCGCCTGCTCGACTTCATCCGAGATACCGAGGTTGGGACGGAGGCCCGATCCGGTTACGACATCATCTTCGGCCACAACCAGGACAAGCTACCGAAGCCCGTCACGTCCATGACCGTGGACGAGGTGTTGGGGCAGCAGCAGTCCTGGTCCTCGCGCTTCGGCTCTTCGGCGACCGGCGGCTACCAGTTCATGCGAGCGACGCTCTCGCAGCTCAAGAGCGAGTTGAAGCTGCGCGGCGCGCAGGTGATGGAGCCGAACCTGCAGGACCGGCTCGGCTACCACCTCCTGAAGCGCCGCGGATACGAGAAGTTCGTGTCCGGTCAGATGGACCGGACCGAGTTCGCCAAGCGCCTCGCGCAGGAGTGGGCGAGTTTCCCCGTCCTCATCGCCACGCGCGGCCAGCATCGGCAGATCTCGCGTGGCCAGAGCTTCTATGCCGGCGATGGGCTGAACAAGGCGCTGGTGAAGCCGGAGGCGATTGAAGGGATTCTCGCCGAAGTCCTGGACCTTGCCGCGGCCGATGCTGTCGCGCCGATCGCGCGGCCCGAACCGGAAGACGTGATCGTTGTGGAGGTGCCTTCGTCGCGCCCGGCCGAGAAGGAGACGCCTGCCATGACCGACAAGCCTCTGACGCCGATCGAGCAGATGAACAAGCCTGTGAAAGGCGCGCAGGCGGGCGTCGTATCGGGTGGAATTGGCGCCGCGCTTATCCTGCTCGTCCAGTCCGCTGGATGGCTCCCGGCCGCTTGGGAGAGCGGAGCGCCGGCAACGGCGTTGGGCCTGGTCGTCGGAGGTGCCTGCACCCTGATCGGCAACTTTCTCGGCGCGTATCTTGCGAGGGACAAGCGGTTTCAGTCGGAGCGTTCCGTATGACCGGGATCGAGAAGAGCGGAGACCGCTCGGTCGGCGCGTTCTTCGTCCATGTCAACCGGAGCTTTCGCAAGACGTTCGACACGCGCGTTTCGGAATGGGCGCTCGCAGCGATCCTGTTCCTGTGGTCGGTGGTCCTGCACCTCAACCCGAAGCTGTTCCAGGAAGGCCCGTCCTACGTGAAGATGGCGGACCTGATGCCGCAGCACTCCTGGGCAATTCTATGCCTGATGGCCGGAGGTGGGAGGCTGATCATCCTTCTGGTGAACGGGCTGCTTCGCCGATCGCCGCACCTGCGCTGCTTGGGCTCGTTCGTGTCCTGCTTCTTCTGGTTCCAGATCCTGATCGGCCTGATGCAGTCGGGGACTTACGCGACAGGGCTGGCGGTCTACCCGGTCCTGCTTGCCCTTGAATGTTATCACACCATCCGATGCGCCCGCCTGGCTCGCGCTGTCGACACCGATCCGCCAGCGGAGTGAAAGCGCATGCCCGAGAAGGACATTCTCTACAACGTCGCCTTCTTCCTCGGATCCATCATCGCCGTCGTCATCGCCTACTTCCGCAACTCGCCGAAGGATAAGAAGCCGGACGAGCAGGTGTCCAGCGTTGTGGCGGGCGTGGGTGTCGGCTTCGTCAGCAAGGAGGCAGAAGAGCGACGGGACGCCCTGGAGACCCGCCAGACGGTCGCGCTGGAAAGCATTGCCGGCTCGCTCGCTGTCCTGGCGGATAGGGAGCGGCACGAGATGCATGAGGCAATGGAAGACGGGTTCGCCCGCATCAACCAAGCGATGAAGGATCTCGGGAAGGTGACGGGTTAGTATCCAGTCAATTCATTTATCATTGCGAGGTTGCTTCTTGATCCTGTACCTTTTGGTTGCATCGTGTTTCTTTGACCGATTGTTCGCGGGTTCAATCAAGCCCCTTTCAACCAGTCCATTGATCACCTTGCTTGCATAGGGCCAGCTGCGCTTCAGGATCAACGCAGCAAGAGTTATATTGATGGTATCTGCTTCCGTCATCGCAGATATCAACCTGCGCTCATCATCGGTCAGAGACGTTAATAGTTCCTCGTTTAGGAAAACGTTAGGACTTATCTCCCGAATCTTTCTGCGTCGATCCGCATCGTTACTCAGGGTCACATGGACTTGGTGTCCATTAACTTCCTTCTGGATAAAGTTTGGAGCTGGTAGTCCAGCTCTCTGCATATCTTGGCGCATTCTTCGTGTTCCTTCGAAGCCGCAGAACGTAAGTTCGAACTGCATCATTGCTTCCATCAGGAACGGGTTTCTTGGATTATGGGCGTCATACACCGTCTCCGACGTTGTGGGGGGTACAAAGCCACCTGGACTTTCAACGACAAAACGGTCATCGAAAATTTTCACAAATATGTTCTGCGTCTTCAGATTGTATGATCTATGAGCAACGGCGTTGACGATTGCCTCAAACCATGCAGATTGTGGATATTCTGGAGAGAATGTTAGCTTGCCGTCTACTAGTCTCTGATAGACCTTGATTTGAGCCTCGATAATCTCCCGAGCCTCCGCAAGCATGGTCGGTATTGGGCCATCTACGAACCTGCTGAAAACTGAGTTCAGGCGGTCGCCGAATTGTTCTTCTGTTCCTTCATATCTAATGATCCTGATACGTGCCCCGGGAATTACCTCTCGTGGATCGCGGGCGAACAATAACGCGCAGGCTAGGTTGGGCCTCAAACGGCCACCAATCACCTTGCCGAGCTTCGCTAGACCAAGAATTTCATCGACCGTCTTTTTGCCCTTGAAGCCACGATTGGCGGCAAACGAAGTGCAGAACTTGGATACCTGATCTCGATCGAAGTCGTCAGGGAAGTTGAGGTTGACTTGCTCTAACTCGTAATGAATCTCATGCTTGGCAATCCTAACCTCACGTTTCAACGTCTCTGTCAGTTCCATCCGTTTATCGCCTTCGCGGATGAACGCTTTGCCGTTGCTTATTTCTACTAGCTTGTCATCCCTGTAGTTTACCCGGATCGCAATGACGAAATCATCGCCGCCCTTCGAGTTCGTGACTGCCACCTGCTTGACTGCATATCGGGCGTCTTCACAGTAGGCAGATAGCGAGTGGAGTTCGTTGATCTGGACTTGATTGAGTGAGGCGCACCCTGAGATGCTGCCGTCATCCTCGATGCCGATCAAAATTATGCCGCCGTAGGGGTGCGTGTTCGACCACATCGAAAGGTATTCGCCGAGCTGTTTAGGCTTGATCCGAGCGCTCTTTCGTTCCAGTCGGCGATCTTCGTTGAACAGGTGAATGTTCTCGGACGACAAGCGATCATAGATCTCGTCGGGAGTCCAAAGCTGGGACAGCTCAGGTGGCTCGGAGGCTTCAAAGACGAAACTGAGCTGGGTCGTCATTTCACGCACTCACGTCGTTTAGAGTCGTTGAGAGTCGTTGAGAGTTCCGCAAAAAACCTAGCAAAAACAATACACTAAGACGCGCACCCATGGGCGGTGGATTGCCTCTTGCGGGCCAGTGCGGGAGGGTCGGCTCACCGGGCGTCGGCTGCGGGTCGTGCAGAGGGTAGGTGATTTTTGACTGCATTCTTCAACGCTTCTCTCCGACGATCGTCTGAAGCAAAATGGCCCACGCGTCGAGTGCTGCCCGTTTCTCCCTAAGGTACGCATTCCGATCATAGACTGCCGTGACGGCGGCCGTCCCGCCAGCGTCGCTGGTGTGGTTCAGAACTTGGCTGACGACGAAGCGAGGTATACCGATCCGCTCGCTGGTGATGGCCGTTGCACCCGTCCGGCGCAGGTCGTGCGGGGTGATCCCGGCGAGAGGTTTCGTCCGCTTTGGATCTTTTTCGGTCGGGTCAGGGATCGTCAGGTGCGGCACAAGCCGCCGCCAGGCATGCGTCAGAGCCATGGCGCCGATCGCCGCGTTCGGATCGCGACGGGCGGCAAAGACGAACTGGCTCTCGCGTCCCATTCCGACACGCAACATTACCGCCTCGTCGATCAGGGAGAGGGCCAGATCGGATAGTGGTACTATGTGGGTCCGCCCGTTCTTCGTCCTGGTGCCCGGGATCGTCCATGTCCGGGCTGTGCGGTCAACCTCGTCGACGCGCAAGCCGATGACCTCTGAGCGTCGCTGCAGCGTCACGGCCGCTAGCTTAATTGCCGCGACGAGGTTGGGCGAAATGCTGACGCCCTCGATCGAGGGCACCATCCCCAGCCCCTTCCACATTGCTCGCAACTCGGGATCCGTAAGTACGCGCTCCCGCTCCGTCCAGGTCGGCGCGGATACGAAGCGCGTCGGATCGCTGACGACGATGTCCTGCCAGATCGCGTAGTTGTAGATCCGCTGAAGAACGTTGCGCCCGAACCGGGCGGCCGACTTCGACTTCTCGGTTTCGGCCTTATCTATTGCGGTCTGGATCTCTGCCCGCGTCAGGTCGGCGAGGGGTCGGCTGCCGAGGTATGGCCGAACGACGTTTTCGAAGTAGGCTGTATCTTGCGCAAGGGAGCTGGGCCGCATCGGCTTTCCGTTGAGCCGGTGGCGCCCGATTGCAGCCTTCTCCAGATATGCCTCGCCAATCGCGGCCACCGTGTTCACCCGGCGCTCCTGGCCCGCCTTCCGCTCGCTGTCGCGCTCTCCCGCGGGATCAGCACCGCGCGCGACGTCGCCCACGACCTTCGCTGCTTCGGAGCGCGCGACAGAAACGGGTAGGGCAGGGTACGCACCCAGGTTGACCCGCTTTCGATCGCCATTCTTGAGCCGATAGCGCACTGTCCAACTCTTGGCCCCAGCAGGTGTCACCCGGAGGGATAGACCAGGCTGCCGTTCGTCCTGATACTCGACGAGGGCGGTAGTCGGGTTGATTGCCGCCACGCGTGCGGCGGTGAAGTCCATCTTGGGCAT